TTGGTAATCCTGCGGGTAATGTTAGTGCAGGATCAGGCACATCTATTGCGGCACCCATGTTTCAAGGGCGTATGCGCCTTAAAGGTATGTACGCAGTAAATACTGCTACAGCAGGTACTATTGCTTTCCGAGAGACTAACGCTACTGGTGGTATTCGTATGCAGTTTAATACCTGTGCGGCAGCAAACTCTACGGAATATCCCGACGTGCCTGACGACGGTGTGTTATTTAAGTCTGGAGGTTACGTGGTGTATACGCAAACTACGCTGTCTTCTTTGACAGTTTTTTATGCGTAAGGATTACGCCAAAGGCGGGGGAGTAAAAAAATCCCCTGCTTGGACTCGTAAAGAGGGCAAGAGCGAATCTGGTGGCCTTAATCAGAAAGGTGTAGATAGTTATAAACGGGCAAACCCCGGCAGTAAGCTAAAGACTGCGGTAACTACTAAACCTAACAAACTGAAAAAAGGTTCTAAGGCCGCTAAACGCCGTAAGTCTTTCTGTGCGCGTATGAAGGGCATGAAGAAACGTAACACAAGTGCTAAGACGGCTAACGATCCTAACAGCCGTATAAATAAAAGTTTACGTAAATGGAATTGTTAAATGGCTTATCTACAATCAAATATTCCACATTTTAAATGTTGGGTTAGGAGAGAGTACACGCATAACCACCAGAAGTATCATGGTGAGTATATCCATGCGTTAGCTATAGCCGTTACTTCACTTCCTGATAGGTCTCTTAGTTTCCAAGTAGTGTTTACTGGGGCAGAGACATACGATGATGACAACGAACCTAATGTACATGGTGGCGCTATGTGGGCGCGTATGCCCATAACTGCGTTGGTAGGGGATACTATATTAGAAGAGTGGCCTGAAGCTATGACTTCAAGACTATGCCAACCTTGGGATTGTAGCTCTCGTAACCATCATGTACACATCTACGACAGAGCTAGCTCTAGTCCGTGGATATGTAAGATAGATGGGGAGTTTCATACAGGCAAGTACATGTTTACAGTAGATTATACTGATAGCCATATATCAGATGATCCTGCACAACATAAACAGAGCCACGTTATAGAGTTGACTGATGCAGGAGCGTGGACAGGTAATATAGTAGCCCTACCTAACAATAGGGTACGAGTTACAAATCCCGCTCTTTGGGAGTGTGGAGAAGGGCCACCAGATTTTAGACCTAGCCAGTGGACACACAGTGCAGAGTGTGACAGTAGCTATATGGATGCAGGTATTACATTTGACAATTTATATGCAGGAGAAGAATAATGGGTATCTTTGATATGTTTAAGTCCGATGATGCAGCCAAAAATCGTCGTGCAGAAGGTAAAAGAAAGGCGAAGTTTAAAAAACAAATGAAGAAAAAAGAAGACAAGCCTTTTACAAAACAAACAAAGGAGAAAGATACTAAACCCTTTAAAAAGGTAGCTAAAAAAACTCCTCCTAATTTTAAAGCGCAAGACGCTAAACCTGTAGGTAAAGGGTTCAATATACGTAAAGGCGAGCAAGAAGCTAAAGCTCTTGGTAAGAAAGCTGATAAGGTAAAAGCGGCTAGTAAGAAAGTTGTAGCTGATAAACCTGCAACCCCAACGACTCCGCCTCCTAAAGCAAAATCAAATCAGACCCCTTCCGGCTTTGAACAGTACAAAAGTATGGCGGCGGCTAAAAAAGCTGGATCTTTGTATTATGAAAAAGATGGTAAAAAAATGGCGGCGGTCAGTAAAGAAGACTTAGCTCCGGGGCAGTCTTTACGGGATTATATGAACGAAAAGACAAACAAAAAACGGACGGGTAAGTTTATAACTCCTAGTAAAAATGAGATGAGTATGGACATGCCTAAAATGAAAGGTGGCGGTGCTATGAATACTAAGATGAGTACTAAAGGTGGTATGAAAGGTGGTGGTATGACCACTAAGGGTTACGCCAAAGGCGGCATGAAAGACCTAAGTGGTGATGGCAAGATAACTCAAAAAGATGTGTTGATGGGGCGTGGTGTAAACCTAAAAGCCGGTGGTGGCATGATGACTACTAAAGGTGGCATGAAGGGCGGTGGTATGACTACCAAAGGTGGTATGAAGGGCGGTGGTATGGCTACCAAAGGTAACACCAAAGGCGGTGCTAAGAAAAGAACTAGTAAAGCTAAAGTACGTGGTGCAGGTATTGCCCGTAAGGGTGTACGTCCTGCTAAAATGCGATAATGCGTAGGTATTATAAGTCTGGTGGGAAGATATGTCCTAAAGGTAAAGCGTGGGCGAAACGCACCTTTGATACATATCCTTCTGCATACGCGAACATGGCGGCATCCAAGTATTGCAAAGATCCGAACTATGCGAAAGGATCTAAGAAAAAGGGGTAGTTCTTATGCCACACTATACGGAAGACCTTACTGAAATAATTGCAGGGTTAAAAAAAGCGTCTAAGTTACATGCTGCACAGGCTAAGAAGTTAGAGAAGATAAAGAAAGATCAAAGCCAACGGTATAAAAACCGTCCTGTAGCTACTAAAAAATCGCCAAAAGCGAAAAAGAAGTAATGGGTGACCTTAAAAAGTGGGTAAACCAAGACTGGGTTCGTATCGGTACAGACGGTAAGATTAAGGGCAAGTGTGGAACGTCTAAAGACAAGAAGAACCCTGACAGGTGTTTGCCTAGGAGCAAGGCGCAATCGCTTAGTAAAAGCCAGAGAGCAGCTACAGCTAAGAAGAAGAAACGCGCAGGTTCAAAGGGTAAGACGGTAGTTAAGAACACAAAGCCAGCTACTGTGAAATTACGAACAGGTGGCCTTGCTAGAGGCAAGCGTTCTATTGCTACTGGGTGTGGGCAGGTCATGGAAAGTAGACGTAAGAAAACACTTTATGTGTAAGAGGTAATAATGACTACGTCAGGTACCGCTACATTTAATATGGACTTCACGGAGATCGCTGAAGAAGCGTGGGAACGTGCAGGTCGAGAAATGCGTTCTGGGTATGACTTACGTACTGCTCGTCGTTCTATGAACCTAATGACCATAGAGTGGCAGAATCGTGGTATTAACCTCTGGACTATAGATGAAGGTATTGTAAATCTTGTTGAGGGTACATCTGAGTATAACTTACCCGCAGATACTATAGATTTACTTGAGCAGGTAATACGTACCAACAGTGGCGTTACAGCAACACAGTCTGACCTCAACATAAGCCGCATCAGTGTAAGTACTTACGCCTCTATACCTAATAAGCTAACACAAGGCAGACCCATACAGGTGTGGATTGAACGGTTACGTGATCATCCTACAATAAACGTATGGCCTGTACCTGATAGCAACGACTATGTATTTAAGTATTACCGTATGCGGCGTGTACAAGATGCAGGTAGTGGTGTCGAAACAGCGGATATGAACTTTAGGTTTTTACCTTGTTTAGTCGCAGGGTTGGCCTATTACATATCTATGAAAGACCCAGACCTTGCGCCCAGAATTGGTATGCTAAAAGAAGCATATGAAGAACAGTTTGCATTAGCTGCTGGTGAAGATAGGGAGAAGACTTCGGCTCGTTTTGTACCACGTATTGGGTATGTATAATGGGCGCTAGGTTCGCATCTAACAAACGCGCTATAGCTGACTGTGACATATGTGGGTTTCAGTATAAGTTACGAACTTTACGTGACTTAATAGAGAAGGGGCGAAATACTAACTTAAAGGCGTGTATCGAGTGTTGGAATCCTGACCATCCGCAGTTAAAATTAGGTGAGTTTCCTGTAGATGACCCACAAGCTATACGCAATCCTCGTCCTGATAGAAGCACAGGAGAGTCTGGCCCTAACAGTAGTAGAGGTATACAGTGGGGATGGTATCCAGTAGGTGGAGGGGTAGATCCGTTTGATCTTACTCCCAATACCTTGTTAGCCACAGGCAGTGTAGGCACAGTTACAATAACCGTATGACAGGAGTAATGACATGCAGATGAAACCTAGAAAGAAGATAACTGGGTATAAAAACGGCGGCGAAGTTAAGAAAGACACGTCTCGTAAAATTAAAGTTCGCGGTACTGGTGCGGCTACAAAAGGGCTATATGCTCGCGGCCCAATGGCATAAATTATGGCTATGACCTATACAGAGTTAAAAACGAATATTGCAGATATATGCGAGAACTCGTTTACTGACGCGCAACTTGCATTGTTTACCGAACAAGCCGAGCAACAGATTTTTAACACTGTACAGATACCTGCGCTACGTAAAAATGTAACTGGGCGTACACAAGCTGACAACCAGTATTTAACAGTACCTATTACTGATTTTCTATATGCGTATAGTCTGGCGGTTATAGACTCTAGTGGGTCATACACATATCTGTTAAACAAAGACGTAAACTTTATGCGTGAGGCGTACCCTGTTACTGCAACGGGGAGTCTACCAAAACATTATGCTTATTTTAGCCAGACTAGTTTTCTTTTAGGGCCAACTCCCGATGTTATATATGACGTAGAGTTGCACTACGGTTACTACCCTGAGTCTATTGTTACGGCAAATACTACGTGGTTAGGTAATGAGTTTGACTCCGCATTGCTTAACGGAGCCTTAGTACAGGCTATACGGTTCTTAAAGGGCGAGCAAGACCTAGTAACTATGTACGATAAGATGTTCGCAGATTCATTATTACTCTTAAAGAACTTAGGAGACGGCAAGTTACGGGGAGATACTTATCGCTCTGGACAAGTTCGTAGGAAAGTAGGTTAAAATGTTTGATTTAGCTGTAACAAGTGTAGGCTCTGTGGGAGTAACTACTACCGATAACAAAGGGCATGACCCTGAGTTTTGGGCTGATATGGCTACACAGCGAATAGTATCTGTAGGCGGAGAATGCCACCCTATTATAAAGGAACAGGCAGAAGCGTTTAAACTACAAGTATTTAACACAG